ATAACAGCTAGAGGAATGATGACAAATTAATAAATAAACAAACAAATATGATTACTTACACATGGAATTTTCCTGCATTTGATTGCAAGATAGACGAAGACGGATTAATGGATGTTGTTACAACGGTACATTGGATTTATATTGGAACAAACGAAGATGGTATTACAGCAAGTGTTTATGGAGCACAAAGTATTCCTTCACCAACACCAGATGCATTTATCCCTTATCCGGATTTAACAGAAGCTGAAGTTGTTGCGTGGATGGAAGAAACAATGGATGTGCCTGCTTTACAATTAAACATTGCAGAACAGATTGAATTAATTATCAATCCTGTATATGTAACATTGCCACCACCATTTAACCAACCACCTACTCCAAATGAGTAGAAGAGAAAAAATAGATTTATTCCTTAACAAATGGGTCAGTAGAAAGCTTACTGTTTTTGTAGTAGCTTCTACTGGCTTGTTTACTGGGGTTATAACATCTACAGACTGGGTAATAGTAGCAACTTCTTATATAACAATAGAAGGAGTTACGAATGTAGTTGAACGATTAATGAAAGCTAAAAATGACAATGCGGGAAACATTAGCTAAATACGGCAAGCCAAATGAAACAGGAGAGGGTTATCTTACCACAATAAGATTACCATACCCTATGCGTATTGCTTGGGACCTCGATACCAAGGTAATGTCAATGCGTTGCCATAAATTAGTGGCCGATAAATTTTTAGCGGTATTTAATGAATTGCATAGAGAATACGGGTATGAAAAAATTGTTGAGTTGGGCATCGACTTATTCGGAGGTTGTTTTAACTTTAGAAAGATGCGAGGTGGTAACGATTGGTCTAAGCATTCTTGGGCAATCGCAATTGATTTAGATCCAGCTAGGAATAAATTAAAGGAAACATCTAAGACTGCGAGGTTTGCAAGACCGGAGTATAAAAAAATGATTGATATATTTTACAAGCATGGATTTATATCTTTGGGTAGAGAAAAAAATTATGATTGGATGCACTTTGAAATAAAAGAATAAAATGAGAAAATATATATTAATAATATTAGTATTTTTATTTGTTTCTTGTGGGGCTAGAAAAGTAAACAAAACAGAAGTAGTAGAAGATAAAACAACTGTTGAAAGTACGATTCAAAAAGATTCTATAAAAGAGGAAGTTAAAACAGAGATAAAGTACGATACCGAAACTTGTGAAGTTGAGGTTACGCCAATCGATTCTACTAAAGAATTTATAGTAGAAGGTAAAAAGTATTTTAACGTACGTATAAAGATCAAAAAAAAGAAAGATAATACTTTATACGTAAAAGAAGATAAAGCTGTTAAAACAAGCCAAAAACAAACAAATAAAGCGATTAAAGAATCTAAGAAAGAAAATATTAAAACCGTAGATAAGAAAGAAGCGTCAAATTGGCAATTCAAGATAGCTTTTTGGCTATTAATAATTTTAATACTTCTTAGATTATACATAAAATTTAGAGATCGTATATTTTAACCTAAAAAACTTAAAATATACGTAATAATACAACTATTAACTTAAATTAAATCAAATAAAATCATGACAGATGCAATCGTAAAGAATCTGAACTTTGGCGATGATGCCAGGGCTAAGATATTCGAAGGAGTCACTAAGCTAACAAGAGCAGTTAGTTCAACACTTGGAGCTGGTGGTAAAAGTGTAATTCTAGAAGACGGAGCAGGTAGACCCGTTATTACAAAAGATGGAGTTACGGTAGCTGATAGTATTATACTATTGGATCCTGTAGAAAATATGGGAGCTACGCTGCTTAAAGAAGCGGCTCGCAAAACGGTAAAAGAAGCAGGAGACGGAACAACTACAGCAACAGTATTATCTCACGCAATCTTAGATGTAGCAGAAGGTTATAAACTCGAGTATACGTCTAGAGAATTGAAAGAAGGTATTGAAGATGCTGTTAACCAAGTTGTTAGTTATTTAGAAAGCATTGCAATCCCTGTGTCTGGAGATATGATAGATCAGGTTGCAAGTATTTCAGCTAATAACGATAAAGCTTTAGGTAAAACTATTGCTGATGCTTTTAGAGCAGCTGGAGACAACGGAGTTGTAATGATGGAATCATCTGACTCAAGTGTAACAGAAATAGAATTGATCGACGGTATCCAATATGACAAGGGATTAGTCAATTCACATTTTGTAACAAATCCAGTTAAGAAAACAGCAGAATTAGAGAATGCTCATGTATTGATCATAGAATCTCCTGTAGAGAACATAAGACAGATACAAGGCGTTTTAGAATACGTAATGAAAACCAAAAAACCTTTATTAATTATTGCAGATATGGAACAACCAGTTATATCTGTATTAGCAATGAACAAGGTTAAAGGAAATATAAAAGTAAATGTCATCAATGCTCCAACTTACGGGGTTAACAAAAAAGATACATTAAGTGATTTAGCTTTATTAACAGGAGCCACTATTATTAATGAAGATCTTGGTGACGAAATGGATTTAATCCAACCTGAACATTTAGGTACTTGCATTAAAGCAGTAACTAGCGATATAGATACAGTAATTCAAGTCGGCGAATATAGCGCCGAAGTTATTGAATTAATTGAAGAGGTTAAGAAACAATTAGCCGAAACAAAACTGCCTGGAGAAGTGGTTAGACTAGAAAGAAGACTAGCTAGATTATCCGGTAAAGTTGCAGTAGTTAAAGTAGGAGCTAATTCAGAGGTAGAATTAAAAGAAAAAGCGGATAGAGTTGAAGACGCTATTTGCGCAACAAAAGCTGCCATAAAAGAAGGTATTGTACCAGGAGGTGGAATTGCTTTATTCGATGCTTCTGAAAGAATTACCAAAACCAAAAAAGGAGGGGATGTTTTACTAAAAGCTATTAAAGCACCATTCTATAAAATACTTTCTAATTCGGGCATGTATGGGAGCATCGAGAATAAACCCGAGGGTTCTGGATTAGATGTTATTACTGGAATAGAAGTAAACATGATCGAGGCAGGTATTGTAGACCCATTGTTGGTTACTAAGAGCGCCTTAAGAAATGCAGCCTCGGTAGCCATTACCATTTTATCAACAGATTGTGTAATCAATAATTTGAGAATGAATGGAGGCGATAGGTAGAAACATTATCATAGAGCCTATTAAGGCAAGAGCGGAGGAAACCAAAGGTGGATTACTGCTTACAGAAAAGAACAAAGAGAATATAAGATATAAAGATGCGGTTGTGGTTTCTGTTGGAGACCACGCCTCGTCAATCCTCGTTAAAGGGGATAAAATAAAATACGATAAGCACGCTGGTCACGGTATTGAAGTTGACGGTATTACTTATTCTGTTATCAAGATTGAGGATGTAGTTATTAAGCTATGAAACGGTTAGAGGCTAATGACTTAAGGCAAATGGGCATATTTAAGCATTATAGAATAATTAGACGTTGGGCTTGCAGAAACAATAATCTTACTGATTCAGATTTAGAGTTGCTTATATATTTTGATTGCATGGAATATTTTACCAAGCAAGATTATAAAACTGGTACTTATACATATAGTTGGGACAAAACGCGCTGGGATAGATTGTTAAAAGAAGGGTGGATAGTAGTTTGGAGACAAAGAAACCGAACAACCCAGAAATACAATATTTATAAAGTCTCATTTAAGTGCAAACAACTAATAAGTAGAATGTACCGTATTATGCTAGGAGAAGAAGATATTCCTACAACAGAAAGAAGTAATGTAATAATGAAAGGCAAAACATATAGAGATACTGTTATGCAATCAGCAATAAATAATCTTAATAAAGACAAAACACGATGAACAGTAATTTTAGATACCGTAGTTCGCTGAACGAAGTTAATCCTGGTGTTTCAAATAGAGACGTAGCCACAGGGGTTGTAAAGAATTATGATGGAGGAGCACAACCGCGTACTATGAATACCATGCAAAAGGTTGATCCCACGATCGCTGCTGCCATGATGCCTGGATATACGCCTACACCAAGCGTCAAAGCTTCTGGCGCTCCGACTCCGTTTTCACCAAGTTCAATACAAACAATGAATAATGCTTTTGGTATGCCTATTGATGGTTCATACGACAGAGCTATGGGTATGGTAGATCCAACGCAATCACAAGGAATGTAACAAATAACAGCTAATATCATGATGACAAAAAATAACCCAACCGATCCTCACTTAATGAAAGTAGAGAGACCAAAAGTTTCTGGTTTAAACCACCTATGGGATGGACCTTTAGACACAGCTGGCTACCCAAAAGGAGTAGGATCAAGCAGTGGAAAAAACGGAATTAAATTGAAAATGGATTGCCCGTGCGATTCATATTCGCCTGAACCAATTACACAAAGAGCAAAAAGAAGATAATGACGACAACCGATTTGAAGCTATATACTTTAAATTCGTTGTCTTTTGCAATAAGTATGACAGCGATAGAACCATTCCTTAAAATAGTATTACTATTGGTGTCAATAGGTTATACTTTGCATAAATGGATACATATAAAGAAAAAAGACGAACAATAAACCAAAAACAATTATGAAAAAAGCAGGAATCGCAGCCGCAGCCGTTAAAGGTGCGGTTAAAGGAGCAGTTAAAGGAGCAATTAAAGCAGGATTAAAAGCAGAAAGTCCAGCGCAAAAAAAGGTATCCAAAAAAACAGCTTACGATATCAAAGAAGCAAGTAACCCAAAAATGAAAGCTTCTGCTAGAAAGCATTATGCAATGAATGCTCAAGCTGCAATGAAGAATAAAAAGAAGTAATACATTATGGCTTTTAAAATGTCAGGTGCGCCATATAACGTAGACAATACTCCTATATATAGTAAGGATATGGACGACAATATACTTGGCATGGCACAATCAAATGGTACTATTCTTGTAAACAAGAATATATCCCCTTTAGAATTAGAAAAGCATAAAACCATATCTCACGAAAAGGTGCATGTTGATCAAATGAAAAGAGGTGATTTAAACTATGATAAACAATATGTATACTGGAAAGGAAAGAAGTACCCTCGCTCAAAAATGAATGAGGGCGCTAAAAACCTTCCTTGGGAGATGGAAGCGTATAAAAAACAATAAATACGTGTGATAATAATAATATAACTTTAATTTAATTTATTATGAAAAGATTAGTATTATTATTAGCGATGTTTTTTATTTGTTTATCATCAAACGCACAAAAAATAACAAAACAATTTTTAGTTGGAGAATGGGAATCTGAAACTGTAGTATTAAACTTTAAAGTTAATAACAAAAAAGAACTATATATATCAGCTTATTCAACTTTAACTGAAAACTATTTTAAAACAACTGGTTATCAATTTAGCAAAGGCTTCTTTTATTTGGAAACCGTACATGAGCCAAACAATTGGGAAAGTATTGCGAAATTTATAATTGTAGATGAAAATACTATGGTTGCTGATTACGTATGTGACGCTCCTGGTCAAATAATTTATAAAAGAAAACTAAACAATTAAAACAAAAGAAATGGCATTCAAAATGAAACCAGGCCGTGGAAATATGGCTAAAACCGGAGCAGGTGTTCCTCCTACGTTAATGTGTGGATCACCAATGAAACAGACCGATCCAAAGAAACCGGTTCATTCTACTGAGATTGAATTGACAGATAAGTTTAATACCGGGAAAACAAAAATAGCTAATGCTATTAAACCAGAAGGAAGCGCAAATTATTTAGGCTCAACTCAAGGGATAAATGTTGACATTCCAACAGGTAAAGCAACAGCAAAACCTTATCCAAAAACATTTGTTAAAGGTAATGAAAATGTTTCTGCAAAAGTTTTAGACTCATCTGGAAAGCCTACAGCGGTTGCTAGCACCAATAAAGGAATCAATTTTGGTAATGAAAAATTGTATAACGAGTTCAAAAGAGACAGTACGGCCACAATGAAAATGCGAAACCTTAATGCCTCTCAATATAATATTACCGGAGGATTTAAATCTACTAATAACGCAACCGAAGCAGAAAAGAAAATATTAGTAAATATTGGTAAAGCTAAAAAAGTAAAATAAAATGACTATAGAAGAAATTGCGGGAAAGTTAGCATATTTTCATGAGCAAATTCACATGATCCACTGGGAGACCAGAAGTTATGCAGAGCATAAAGCTACAGGTGCCTTATACGAGTACATCCAAGGCTTTAAAGACGACGTTGTTGAAAAGTTGATGGGTTACACTGGTAAAAGGATTAAGGGCATGAAAATTGACACTATAAAGCCTGGAGTTGATTGTATGGGGATTGTGGATGAAGTAATTAAGTTTGCTGAAGAGTTAATGAATTTTGCGGATACATCTAAGTATTTGGAAGTATCTAATATGGCGCAATCATTATCTGGGGAAGCGGCTAAAACAAAATATCTATTAACATTGTCGTAATAGATGGACAGCAGGTGGGAGGTAAGGTATCTCGCGGGTCTCATAAGCCCGTCTAAAATGGTTCGATTCCGTTACGTTGCTACTAATATTAACACTTAAATTAAATATTATGTCAGAGACTAAAAAGATTACAGAAGGTCAATTAGAGAAAATTGTTTCACAACAAAAAGATTTGAATATGTTGTTGGGAAATATCGGAGTATTAGAAACTCAGAAACATTCTTTATTGCACCAGGTAGCAGAGCTTAATAAAAACATTGAAGACTTCAAAGCTGAATTAGAAGCAGAATATGGAGCAATCAATATTAATTTAGAGGATGGCAGCTATACCGCAATCACTGAAGAAAATAATGGCTAGTATTATTAGAAAAATAAGTATTGGATCAGATTATAAAAATGATGCAATGCATTATTCTTTACATCAAGAAGTATACGGGGGACATAAGATCTCCCATATACTATTTGATGAATTAGATAATTCTTACAATATTTATATAAAGAAAGATGTTGAGGTTATGCCGTGGAAGAAGTTTAACAACCACATGGCTATATCTGTCGAGTATGATCTAGAATATTAATCAATGATAACAAGTATTCACGATTTTATTGTTAAGCCAATAGGTGATAGATACAATAACAAGGTAAAAGTCGGGGATAAAGAACTTATAACGAATACGTCAATAGAGACTTTTAAAGCGGTAAACAATATCGCTGAAGTTGTTTCGGTACCATTATTAACAAAAACAGATATAAAAGTTGGTGATTATGTTGTAATTCACCACAATGTGTTTAGGCGGTTTTACGATATGAAGGGTAAAGCAAAGAATAGTAGATCTTATTATGAAGAAGATTTGTACTTTGTGAACATTGACCAAATATATTTGTATGGTAAACCAGGAAAATGGGAGGCTTTTGGCGATCGTTGCTTTATTCAGCCGATCAAAAATAATGACGATTTAAGCTTAGATAAAGAACGAAAGCTTATTGGTATACTAAAATACGGAAATAGCTCCTTAAATGAGCTTAAAATCAATCCTGGAGACCTAGTTGGGTATAAACCATTCGGAGAATTCGAGTTTATAATAGACGGACAGCGATTGTATTGTATGAAATCTAATGATATTGTAATTAAATATGGATATAAAGGAGACGAAACTGAATATAATCCAAGCTGGGCAAAAAGCGGTTAACGAATTAATCAAAGTTGCTGAAGAAAAAATTGTTGACGGAAGTGACGATATTTCAGCAGATAGATTAAAGAACGCTGCAGCCACAAAAAAACTAGCTATCTTTGATGCTTTTGAAATTCTTAATAGAATTGAAGAAGAAAGAAGAATGCTGGATGCTGAGGAGAAAGGTGTTGATATGGCAAAATCATTTAAAGGATTTGCAGAAGGGAGATCAAGATAATGTACGAACAAACTTTATTTAAGGTCCTAGACGGTCATATTAAAGAATCTACAATAAATAAACTTAACAAGACCAAAAAGTGGGAATACGGCTACAATAAAGATCACGATGTGATTGTTATTAGCAAGACCGGAAAGATTGGTGAGATTATTGAAATCCAAAATTTAAAAGTAGCATTACCATTAATAGAGAATGCTTATAAAAGATCAAGCAAAAAAGAAGAGCAATATTGGGAACAGAAGGTATATCCAAAAGAGCTTGAAAAAATAAAAAATAGATTTGATTGGGATAAATATCCAGACCGGTTTAAAGAGAACTGGTTTGATTATATTGACAACGAATTTACCTATAGAGAGAATGGATTTTCTTTTTATAACAACGGTGTGCCTACGTATATAACAGGTACCCATTATATGTATTTACAATGGAGTAAGATTGATGTTGGTGCGGCAGACTTTAGAGAATCTAATAGATTATTCTTTATATTTTGGGAAGCTTGCAAGGCAGATAACAGATGTTATGGTATGTGCTATTTAAAAAATAGACGTTCAGGATTTTCATTTATGTCATCTGCAGAATTAGTAAATCAAGCAACAATTAGTTCAGATGCTCGTTTTGGCATATTATCTAAAACAGGGGCGGATGCTAAAAAAATGTTTACCGATAAGGTTGTTCCAATATCAATTAACTATCCATTCTTTTTCAAGCCTATACAGGACGGTATGGATCGACCAAAAACCGAACTTGCTTATAGGGTTCCTGCTTCTAAGTTAACAAGAAAGAAACTCGATACACAAGAAGAGCTTGAAGAGTTAGAAGGATTAGATACAACAATAGACTGGAAGAATACGGGAGATAACTCATACGATGGTGAAAAGCTAAAACTATTAGTGCACGACGAGAGTGGTAAATGGGAAAGACCCGATAATATATTAAACAACTGGCGCGTTACTAAAACGTGTGTTAGATTAGGTAGTAGAATTGTTGGTAAGTGTATGATGGGTTCAACATCAAATGCTTTAGACAAAGGAGGAGAAAATTTCAAATCATTATACTACGATTCTGATGTAAAGAAAAGAAATAAGAATGGTCAAACCGCATCAGGT